CTGCTCGGTTGGTGAAACGGTCGGTATTGCGGGCGTCGGTCGGAACCCAAACCCAATAGCGATCAAGCTGCGATCCGACCCACTCGCCTTTCCACCCTAGCTTTTGCGCCAAGGCCTTTGCGGCGGCGGCATGGATATCCTCGTGGAGCATGCGCGTACTGTCGTCCGGCGACATGGTGACGGACTGACCGGCGGCGCGTGCAATGATCCGCGAGGGTCGCGTGTTGGTCGGGCCGTGATACTTCGTGGTGATCGGTTGCATTGTCGTTCTCCCCTCTCAGGACGTTCTCGGGCGATCTGGCCTCGTCAGCGGTGGCATTACCACGCGGACCCGCAGAAGCGGGTTTCGGCCTCATTCAAACAGGTTGCCGCGTGACAGCGTTTCGATGAACGCGGTCTCGGCCTTGATGTGCTTCAGGAACGCGGCTTTCGACTTGTAGGCTTTCCACCGTTTCGGGAAGCGGCTTCCGTCCACTCGTTCGGCAATGCGGCTGGCGCACCGATCCGGCGTCCAACCGGCTTCCCACAAATCGCGGCGCACGCGGCGGGTTGCGCGATAGCCGATTGCAGGCGAGCCGTCATAGTTCCGATAGGCGAATTCGGTGACGTGGGGAGCGAGGCGACGAGCCAAGTCCCAAGCGGCGAGGTCGTAGGCGTCAATCGCGGCCTCGATCTCGCGGGACTGCGCCAACTCGCGTGCGGCTTTCAGGCGTTCAGCGGCTTCGCGTTCCAGGCGTTCAGCGGCGCGTTGCACGGCCTCGACCATACCGGGATTGACGCCCGAGAAGGTTTCGATGCAACGCGAGCCGACAAAACAGGTGTCGCCCGTGGTCGGGTTGCGCAGTTGGAACAGGTATCGCAACCCCTCGTGTTTGCACGCGCAAACGCCCGTGCATCGCGGGTCTTCCGACACGTTGCCGGTGAAATGCCAGTCAGCGCCGTTGCCCAGTCGGGTTACGAGATTCCGCGCGTGGTATTCGGACCTGCGGAGCCGTTCCCCGGCTGTCGATTGCTCAAATAGGGTTTGCTGCATTGTCGGTCTCTCCAGTCGAGAAAAGGGGCGTTATCGGCCAATCTGGCCATTCCCCGCGCCGGTTGCGATGCCGGTTACGCGATTCGCGGGGCGTTGTGGGGTTATCATCAGAATCCAGAGAGCATCAGGTCACGGATCGTGCGCCAGTATTCGCCAGAGAATCGCGAGCGGTCGATAACGCTCGCATCCTCGGCCATCGTCTCGCATTCCCATCGCATGGGGGCGCGGAGTTTGCAGTCCCAACCGTTCCAGATTGTCATCGGTCTTCCTTTCAGGAATGTGGAAACAGGGTTCAAACGAGCGTCAATCAGGCAACCATCTCGCCCGCCTCGATGGCCGAGAGCATGGCGCGAAGATTGTTCCTGCACGATTTGGCCAGCGCGATGTATCGTTCGATTGGCTGACCGTCGAGGCCCTCGGCTTGCGCGATCGTCCGCGCTCGTTCCGCGAACGGTTTCGCGAGGTCTCGGCGCGACAGCGGCAGCGGGACACAGCGGGACAGCAACGGTGAGGAATCGTCGCAATCCTCAAACAGGGCGTTCTCTCCCTCGATGGTTGTCGTGAACAGCCAAACAACGTGAGCCGGAATGCGCTCCAGCGTCACCAGCAATTGGCGAATCACGTCCTTGCGCAGACCGTGAGCCTCATTCACGATGAACGCTCGCCCGCTTTTCGCGCCGATTGCGCGTGTCCGGCAATCGCGCTCGATCTGGCGAATGTCGGCGACGGAACAGGCCGAGGCGTCCAATTCCTCAATCGCGAGGGCGTCGGCATGTTCTCCGGCGATCAAACGCGCGATTGTGGTTTTGCCTGTCCCGGACTGGCCCGCAATCCAATAGGCCCGTCCAGCCAAACCGCCGCGCGAACGGAGAAGATTGAGTTTCGCGAGGGTTTTGTCTTGGCCGACAACGGCGGACCAATCGGTGGGGCGGTGACGTTCGTGTAGCATTGTGGTGTCTCCGATGTTCGGATGGTTGGGGGATCAGTCGGCTTCGATGGCGTTGCGCAATCGCGTGTTGTATGTGTCTCCGCGCCAAGAGTTAGAGCCGAAAGCGATATCCCCGGCACCGATCTTGTCGGCATCGAAAACGGCCGTTGCCATTGGGTAGTCGGGGAACGTGATACCGACCATGTTCCGACCGTCTTCCGTGAATCGGAAGACATGGAACGGCGCTCCGAAGACTCCGTTCCGGTGATAGGCTTGCTCGACGATTTCCATGTTGGTCTCCCTAGTTAGGATTGATGGCTTCCCGGACCGTCTCGCGACGGTTTCGGCCATTGCCAGTGGCCATCGTCAGCGGGACTCAATCTGCGGTCCGATCCATCGCACCAAATGCGACGGTTCGCGCTTCACGAGGCCAGTACGCTCCAGTGTCCGCAGACACGAATTGAATCCTTCGAGCGTCACACGCCCCATGAGGGCAGCATAGATCGTCCCTTCCGGGATAGATCCCGCCTCGCGAATGGATTCCGCGACGGCGAAGGTGACCTGCAAGGCGGCTTTGACGTGTTCGGCGTTCATCGTGTTTCTCCCGTATCGGGACAATCGGACAAGCGGCTCCACGAGCCGCATTCCCCCCGCGCGGAGTCGAACCGCGCTTAGGCCACTGGGGGACGTTGAATCACGTCGCATCGGGGAACACAGGCTCTTGCGAGCGACGGCCATTGACGACAGGGAACAGCGATTCCCACTCGGCATCAACACGCTCGACGAATGCGGCGTAGGACTCACACAGGTCGCCAATCTGTCGCCACAACTCACGCTGTCGCTCGTAGGACACGCCTCGCATGAGGTTACAGGTCGCGGTGACGTAGGCGCGTCGAAACTGCTCGTAGGACATGGTCATTCTCCCCGCATTGGGACTGGTGAGTGTCGCGGACCGCATTCGGCTGTCGCATGATGGGATATTACGATTTGGTTTCGACATCGTCAACGGGGATGTTGAGGTTTTGTGCCGGATCGGCCCTGTTGATCGTGCTTAACCCGTTGTCGTGCAACGCATTAGCGAGTTTGGAAAAATCTTCGCGGGAAGGGGAGCGGATCGCAATTGCGGGCCTGTTGGACCGTTGTTCGTGACCTGTTTGACGCCTGTGCGATGCTCGTTTGTCGGCTCGTGAGCATGGCGTGCAATGCCTGGGCGAACGCTGTTGGAACGCTGTTCGTCCCCTGTTTGCGAGCCGATGGGAAGGCCGATCCGACTGTCGTCAGCCTCGCGTGCATCGTTCGTTGATCCGCTGTTCACCCGATGTTGCGATGCTCTTTGCGGTGTGCTTGGCGTCAGGATGCGATAGCCGACCGGATGGTAGACAGGTCGTCTCCTACCTTATGTGGTGTGCGAGCGTTGCGACCGTGCACAATCGACGCAACTCGTTACGCGGCAAGGGCTTGCGTGCGATGCGTCAGGGACCCCCGTCAATGGTGGCGACACCTTTCGACCCCGACCGCCCCCCTCGCGCGTTCGCCCACGTATACAGTTACCCCTCACTCACACACACACCCATTCACGATCACGCATGGGACCACGAATGCTGGTTGTGCGGTTTCGCTGGACCCTCTGCTGGAGGGTTGGCGGTGGCACTGCGCAAGCGTGTGCAGCGCGTATAGGGTGCGATCTGTGGGTAGACCACCCCCCTCTGGCTCGCGACCGGCAATGAGACATCCATCTCACCGTATCCGGTTATCCACAAAGAGCTTGTGGCAGGTTCTCGTCCGTCCGGGGGGTGTACCGGAGCAGCGTTCGACAGGGGGGTGGGTCTACGACCGACCGCCGGAGCGAGCCATTTCGTGTGTCACCTTTGGCGTCCCTTTTGGGCAGCGGTCGGTAGTGACACTGTTGAACCGAGCGGCGTTGGCAAACAGGGCCTGAGCGTGCCGCTGAGGTGGACGGTAGCACAGGCGTCTTGTGGTGGCAAGATGTTGATGGGTATGCTTAGCGCGCGTTGTTACATTTTGTGACAATGTGTCACGGTTTGTTGCGCGGGTGGTGTATGGACGAACTGCCGTGGTGGATTTGCCGACAGTGGGGTGACGATTCGCGGGCGTGGCTGGTGATTCAGCACGGCGTGAAGGTTCCGTTCTGGCGGGAAAACGGGGCTGGTTCCATCGTGATTCTTGAAACGGACGAAAAGTACGTCGATGGCAACTTCATCCAACTGCGGTGCTTGTTCTGGCCGGGGCGGCGTGAACGCGACCGGGTGATTCAGTGCATCTGCTACCTCTCGGATCACGAACGCCGTGAATACGAACACTTGCCGGAGATGTTCTACAAGAGGCTGGTGGATGAGTGCGTCCGTGAACTCGGGCGAGTGCTGTGGGAGAAGCAGGAAGTGGCGGAATCGGCGCGGTGAATCTTTCACCGGAGATGGATGTTGATGCGTTGAAAGGTTCCCTGTGGAGTTCACGTATGGCGAGTGAGCTTGTGCTGGATCGCCACTTTGAGGGGTGCCAGATTCCGGCGTTCGGGGTTTTGGCCATCGTGGAAGAGGACACGCCTTTGAATGGTCAGCCTCGGGAGCGTGTGGTCGTTGGCCTCACGGTGGTCCGGAATCGGTACGGCGGCACCGGCCACACCTTCGTGGTGCCAACCTCGAATGGCGTGCCCGTCGATGAGTCCCGTGGCTGGGAATCGTTGAAGGACTGGATGCTGGAACGGCTGGACGAGGACAACGATGCCTGAGCGTGAATTCCCTGTCCCGCGTGTGACGGCGTTTCTCAAGCTGGTGCTGGTGCCGCTGGGGCTGTGGTCGGAATGTTGGAGACGGAAGGCCGGGCTGGTGAAGGGGGACCGGCGTTATGCTGTGAGGCCCCTCAATGATCGCGAAGCGTGGCTCAAGCTGATGACGGAACCTTCCACCCGGCACGGTGACCCGTGGGGCCGGATCGTGGTGAACGAGTTGAAGAACACGGGACTGCGGTGCCTCGCGGAACCGGATGACAAGCTGTTCGCCTACTCGCGAAAAGGAACCCCGTGGCGTAGCAAGACGGGGAAGGAAAGGGTCCACCTGGGTTTGCTCGCGGCGCGGGAGCTTGGGCTGGATGTCTCGCCGTGGACGGATAAAGGGAATGATGAAGTTCAGATTTTGAAGAGTCGAAATTGGGCGCTGTCGAACGTCGGCAAGACGCTGGTGAAGCAAGCCCGCAAGATCGAGAGGAGACGCAAGGTGGCGAACCCCAAGGCAATGAGTCCCCGCGATGTCGTCGACTGGGTGATGGAGAATCTCGACAACGAGACACTCGGCGGGGCGTCGTACCCGAATGGGGCCTGCCGGTCCATGATGTTCGTGGCTCGGGAGAACAAGGAGAAGTTCGTCACCGAGTACATGCGGCTGGCGTACAAGGTGGAGAAGCCGGTGGGTGACACGCCGAAGGATGAACCCGAAGGGGTGTCGGCGTCGCTGGATGATCTTCTCGGAGCGACGTTGACATGATCGTGCCGAAGGAACCGCTGGCGAATGCTGCCGCCCGGAAGCGGGTGCTGGAGGCGTGCGCCAAGAGTGCGGCCATGCGGCGACAGGTGACGGAGCGGTGCAGCAATGACGGGCTGTTCTGGCTGAATATGTTCGGCACAACCATCGACCCTCGGCGGACCCCGGCAAAACTGCCGTTTGTGACGTACCCGTTTCAGGATGATCTGTTCCGGGAACTGGAAGAGGCGTGCAACGAGGGGCGCGACCTGCGCATCGAGAAGTCCCGAGACATGGGGGTGTCGTGGGTAACGTGCGCATGGATGACGTGGCGGGCCATGTTCCGCCCGAACCAGATGTTTCTCATGCTGTCGCGCAAGGAAACGCTGGTGGATGGGGACCGGGACTCCCTGTTCGCCCACTGCGACGTGCTCACCAAGGGGATGCCCGAGTGGTTGAAGCCGAAGAACCGCCGGTCCAAGCTGACGATGGACTTTCCGGGGACGGAGTCGGTGATCGAAGGGGAATCCACGAACGCGGATGCGGGGCGCGGTGGACGACGCACGGCGATCCTGTGGGACGAAGCGGCGGCCTGCCCCGGCGGCGGTGACGATATCGCGGCGGCGACGCAAGCCAACACGAATTGCCGCATCCTGAACAGCACGCCCAAGGGGGAAAGCAACTACTTCGCGGCGTCACGCAAAACGACGCGGACGTTCCGGGCGCACTGGTCGCTCCATCCCGAAAAGCGGATCGGGCTGTACAAGCCGACCGAGCGCGGCATCGAGATTCTGGAACCCGGCGCCCCGGAAGGGTATGTGTTCCGCGAGCAGAAGCCGAGTTGTCCCGAGGGTGTGCGGTCCCCGTGGTACGACAGGCAATGTGACCGGACGCCAAACCCCGTGGAAATCGCGGCGGAATTAGACATCGACTACCAGGGGTCGGACTACCCGTTCTTCGACTCCGTGGGGATCGACGCCCATATCGCCACGCATTGCCGACCGGCGTTGTATCGCGGACGGCTGCGGGATGACGGCGACGTGGTGCGGTTCGAGGAAGACAACCGTGGACCCCTCTCTGTCTGGCTCGACATGGGGCGTGATTATGTGCCACCGTCCCATCGCAACTTCGTCGTGGCGTGCGACATCGGACAGGGAACCGGGGCGTCTGACTCCGTTGCCTCGGTCGTGGATCGGGACAGCGGGGAAAAGGTTGCCGAGTGGGTACATAACAAGACGGGTGTGGAAGCGTTTGCGCGGACTGCGGTGAATCTCTGTCAGTTCTTCGCACGCGGCAACGAACCGGCGTTCATGATCTGGGACGGCGGCGGGCCGGGGCTGACGTTCGGCAAAGTGGTGACGCAAGACCTCGGGTTCCGCAGGGTGTACATGAAGCGGGACGATACCAAGGTTGATGCGCGGTGGACGCCCAAGGACCGGAAACCCGGCTGGTTCAGCAACCGCGACCTCAAACGCGACCTGCTGATTCAGTACCGCGAGGCGCTGGCGAACGGGAAGTTTTTCAACCCGTCCGAAAAGGCGCTCTTGGAATGCAAGCAGTTCAAGAACATGGCGGACGGATCGGTCGAGCATGTGAGCATCGCTCAAGCGCAAGACGGCGGCGACAACCACGGCGACCGCGTGATTGCCGACGCGCTGGCCAACTTCATTGCGCGCCCAAACGTGATTGCAAACGAGCGTCGACAGCCAACCGTCATGGACGACTTTCCTTTTGGGTCGTTCGGGTGGCGGCAGCGTCGGGCGATGGATTCTGACGGTGACAAATTCTCAAGCAAGTGGTGAATCCCATGATCGCGACCGACGACGAAATCGAGATGGAACAAGGCGAAAAGTCCGCTCCCGAGTCGGGACTGGAGGTGCCTCTGCCGCGTCTGATCGACGCCGTGATGGAGTCTCGCAAGAAGCTGACTCCGTGGCGAGAGCAGTACATCACGCTTTGGAAGGAGTACGTCGGCGACTTCTACGGGGAGAAGGCCAACGAAAAGGCGAACCCCGTCAACAAGATGGAGCAGGCGACGACGATCTACCTGCAACAACTGGCAGGGAACCCGCCGCGTGTGAACGTGTTCACGAAGAACCGCCGGTATCGGGCCGGGGCGACGAAGCTCGGGCTGGTGATGAATTCCTCGCTGGAGGATTACCGCATTCACCGGGCCTTGCAGCGGTCGGTGCGGAACAGCCTGTTCGGCATGGGCATCGTCAAGGTGGGCTTGAAGTCCAACGGCGTGAAGAACATCGGGGGCGAGAACGTCACCACGAGCACGCCGTTCGTCGAGTCGATCCTGCTGGATGACTACGTGGTGGACATGACCGCGAGCAGCTTCGACACCGCCGAGTACATGGGGCACAAGTACCGCGTGGCCCTCAAGGATGCGATTCGCAACCCCGAGTGGGACAAGCGGGTGCGGGCGAAGCTGCGCGAACAGGACAACCTCAACGTCAACGAGGACGGCGACGCCCGGCTGGCGGAGATGTCGGGTGAAGCGGATCGCGGGAAGCTGCACAAGCAGGTCGAGGTGTGGGAGGTGTACGTCCGCGCTGAGCGGAAGGTGGTGACGTACTGCGAACACTACCCCGCGTATCCGCTGCGGGTGGTCGATTGGGAAGGTCCGGAACGCGGGCCGTATCACGCTCTGTTCTACAACGAAGTCGACGGCAACGTGATGCCCCTCGCCCCGGCGGCGACGTGGATTCATCTCCACAATTTCATCAATTCGGCGATGCGGAAGCTGATCCGCCAAGCCGAACGAGCGAAGTCGGTGGGCCTCGCCCCGAACATGAGCAATCAGAACGGCGGCAAGGACGCGATGACCATCATGAACGCCAACGATGGCGACGTGGTGGCGGTCGAATCCCCCGAAGCGATTCAGGAGCGGGCGTTCGGCGGGATCGACCAATCCACGTTCGGGTTCATGCTCCAGTGCAACCAGATGTTCTCCACGCTGGCGGGGAACCTCGAAACGCTGGGGGGCCTGTCGGCGCAGACGGACACGGCAACGCAAGACGCCATTTTGAATCAGAACAGTTCCGAACGCATCAACGCGATGCGGCAGAAGGTTGCCCTGTTCACCAAGGGCGTGCTGACCGATCTGGCGTACTGGATGTGGACCGACCCCACGGAAACGTACCGCGCCGAGATGGATTCGCCGGTCGGTGCCATCGAAGTGGCGTTGACGCCCGAGGAACGGCAGTACGATTTCTTCGAGCACGAGATTGAAATCGAGCCGTACTCGATGGTGTTCCAGACCCCGCAACAACGCTCGCAGCAACTGAGCCAGTTGATGATGAGCACGCTCTTGCCCGCCCAGCCGATGCTGCAACAACAGGGCCTGAGCATCGATTTCACGCAGTACGTCAAGATGCTGGCCCAGTACATGAACCTGCCGGAACTGAACGATCTCGTGCAGTCGCAAGGCATGGCCCTGAACGCCAGCGATTCCTTCAAGGCGTCGGAACCGAGCACGCCGCCGGTGAAAGTCTCCACGGAAAACCGCGTTTCCAAGGGGGCTGGCGGGATGCAAGGGGACGAGTCGAGCATGATCCAGCGGTTGATGGCGGGCGGAAATCAGAATAAGCAAAACTGATAGTGTTGACACGCTGGATCAGTTGTGCTTATTCTCTGAGACAGGAAGCGCCGCCCGGCTTTCCTGCAATGCCCGATTTCAAGAGCAAACTGCCACCTTCCGCTTCCCTCTCCGAAGTTCAGGCCGAATTTCAGGCGTGGCTGCGAGAGAACG